GAGGTCACTGTAGATCCTAGGGTTGTGGGTATTACTGGTCGAGATGAGATGGGGATTGTTGATATAGCTAAGCGGGAGAGTTATTTAACTCAGTTTTTATTCGCCCAAACCACTCCTGTGGATACGCGGTTGTTCGCTATTCGCGTGTCTCCTTGTATGTTTCGGACGAATGGTACTGGTATTAATACCCAATATCATTTGACTCCCATGGCTTGGGTTTCTGCTCCGTTTCAGTTTTGGAGGGGTACACTGAGATATAAATTTACAGCCGTTTGTTCCTCGTTTCATAGGGGCAGAATAAGAATTTTGTATGAGCCCGGTGCAACGGCTACCGGTGTTGCCCCAGAATACAACGCTGTTCAATCTTTGGTGTGGGATATAGCTAAAGAGAAAGAGGTGGTAGTTGACGTTGGGTGGAACCAAGAGGAAGCGTATTCAGTTAATAGGACGATTGAAACTGCGCCCATTCCTTTTGTAGCTGGCCCTACTGGCGATGTAGGAATAGGGGCGGCCGCGGTTTCCCAGAATGGAGTTTTGGTGTTATATGTCGAAAATGAATTGACAGCTCCTGACACCAATTTGACTTCTCCTATTTCTGTGATGGTAACAGTGTCTGCCACTGATGATTTTGAGGTGTTTTCTCCTACTGGCTTTATTAACAATTTATCTTATTTTCCTCAATCTGGTGATACCCGGACAGACGTGGTTTTGTCTCCCAAAGCCAATACTGCGCATATAACTTTTGGACCACGATTGACCGGTGATAAATCTGCTATTATCTTTCATGGCGATCCTATTGTGTCCCTTCGTACCTTGTTAAAGAGGTATACGTGGTCTGGGACTTGGGGGCCTATATTTATTGCTTTGGGCATTCAACGATATAATTGGAAACTTAGGTTACCTGGTTTTCCTTTGTATAACGGGCGGGCGCCATCGGCAGTGCAGTTAGCAGGCGCTCCCTTTAATTTTACTAGTATGACTTTTTTAAATTATTTCACACCTGCTTTTTTAGCACGGAGAGGTTCCGTACGTCATCGCTTTGTAGCAGGGTTTGGTCCCACGTATGAACATACCGTTGTGGAAAGATCCGTTACCTCTACTTTCTTTAACTCTGTTGCACAGATACCAGCGTACACGACACCTAGTTCTATATCATCCGCCGCTGTTCGAAATCGCCAGGAAGTAATTGGACATGCTGGTGGCTCTTCAGTCACTGATTTTGGTGAACAGGCGTTAGATATTGAGATTCCTTATCATTCCAAACACAGATATTTACCGGCTAGAACTGGCAATTCTGCAGTTCCTATATCAGGTAACGCTGCTGTAACATTACTAACTAAGTTTGTTACCAATGTTGGGTCCGATGTCTCGGTAGATCATTATGTATCCGCTGGAGATGATTTTTCTTTGTCTTATTTTGTTGACATACCGATAATGTATGTGCATCCAGTTGCCACATTACCAGCTGCCACTTAGTTGGCACTACGCCGGAGGGCGTTAAACTCCGTCTTGGGACGTTAAAACCGAGCTCTATTTGGAGCAGCTGAAGAGCTTAAACTAATCCTACTGGTAGCTAAGTAGGTAGGCTATGGCCTTGAGCAATTACTTAATTTGTGATGAATTTTTCCTGAGTGGTTGCGGCCATGTCAGGTTTTATAGTTACAAATTTATATAGTATAAGTTCAAAAGATTTTAT